GGAAAAACTGGTTATCTCACTACTTGGAACATCGGTGTAGCACCAATGAATAATGCTGTCACAGTGACTTTAAAAGCAAGAGAACTAGATGGTGGTGCACCATTTAGATCAAAGGATATTGTTGATATCGTAGGTGGATATACTACTCAGAATTATTCAATTCCCTTGCGTTTTCCAGAAAAAACTGATATTGAAGTGAGAGGAACTGGTGACACTGGTTCAGTTATTTCATCTTCTTTTGATGTTATACTAGTAGATAACTAAATGTTATATGCATATAGCCAAACAATCCTTTACTTTTGTGTTCAGATATAGTACAATGCGCGTATGAAATCGTTTATGACACATCAAATGCTCTCTGAGGCGAAGAACACTCACATGACTCACATCGAGGATAAAGTCCTCTATGGGGGAGTTGAGGGAACTCGTCAGGCGATCAACGCACTTCGTTCCCTGCGCGATATGCTTGCTGGCAAACATAAGGGCGATATCTCCGTCAAGTGGGACGGTGCTCCTGCTATCTTCGCAGGCATTGATCCTCGGGACGGTAAGTTCTTCGTGGCGAAGAAGGGTATCTTCAACAAAAACCCCAAAGTATACAAGACGAAAGCAGATGTAGACGCTGACACTTCCGGTGACTTGAATGTAAAACTCAACGCTGCACTTGAGGAACTCCCTGCTCTTGGCATCAAGGGTGTCATACAGGGCGACTTCTTGTTTGGTCCTGGAGATGTAGCGACCAAGAATATTGGTGGCGATGCTTATGTTACGTTCCACCCCAACACGATCGTGTATGCCTTGCCTACTGGTAGTGCTGCGGCGAAAGAAGTGAAGACTGCTCGTATCGGTATTGTATGGCATACAACATACACTGGTGATACGTTTGAAAGTATGCGAGCATCATTCGGCGTCAACGTTGGTGCTCTGAAGAACAGTCGTAAGGTTTGGAGTCAAGATGCTATGCTTCGTGACGTGACGACTGCTACTTTGACTGCTGCCAAAACTAAAGAAGTGACCGAATACCTTTCAACTGCTGGTAAAATATTCCAGAAGATTGCTGGCAGCACCCTTCGGCAACTTGAGGCGAACCAAGAACTCGCTCAGTTGATTGAACAGTTTAACAACACGTTCGTCCGTAAGGGTATGGTGATACAAGACTCGCGGCGACACGTGATTGCACTACAACGTTGGTTGCGCACGAAGTACAAAGCAGAGATGGATAAGCGATCCACGGAGCGTGGTAAGAAGGCACAAAAAGAAAAACTCAACAAAATTATGGCGTTCTTCTCGAAGCAAAACACCGCATCATTAATCGCTATGTTCGAATTGCAAAAGAATATTGTATTGGCGAAACTGATCCTTATAAATAAACTCAATGCCCTTGCGAATATAAGCACTTTTGTTAAAACGCGGAAGGGTTACAAGGTAACAGGTCAAGAAGGATTTGTTGCTATCGACAAACTTGGTGGTGATGCGGTGAAGTTAGTTGATCGTATGGAATTTTCATATAACAACTTTTCACCAGATATATTAAAAGGATGGGATAAACCTAGTAGGAATTAAACGTGCCTAAACCACTTTCATTTAAAGATTTTCTCGTGGTCGACTATGCTCCAGGAATGGGTGAGTATATCAACTATCAAGCGGCCAAACGCAAAAAGCAGCAAGGTGCTGGCAGCAATGCCGAGTATGCTTCTTACCAACCTGAAGGTGAGAAGATAGAAGAAGCACTGACTCATGCTCAGCGTATTAAGAAACGTCAGATGATGAAGAAGATGAAGGGACGTATTAAAATTGGAAGACTTCGTGCACTAAAAAGAACTCCAACAATGGACGTTATCAAGAGACGTGCAAAGAAGAAAGCGAGATTGCTCATGCTCAAGAAATTGACTAGGGGCAAGTCGAAGCAAGATATGAGTTTCGCTATGCGCCAGTCATACGAAAAGAAACTTGACAAGATGAAACCTCGCTTAGATCGTATTGCCAGAAGGTTAATCCCCGACGTTAGAAAAGCAGATCGTGAGAGAAAGAAGGCAGCATCTGCTGCTAAAAATAAATAATGTAGTCGTAGGGAGACGACATGATTAAGTCGTTTAATGACTATCTGGTAGAAGAAGCAAAGGTCGCTTATTTTACCTTCGGTCGTATGAATCCTCCAACCTCTGGTCATCAGAAGTTGTTAGACATGCTCGCAAAAAATGCGGGCAAAAATCCTTATTTCGTTTTCCTATCTCAGTCACAAGACGCCAAGAAAAATCCACTCGACTACAGCGCGAAGGTAAAGCATGTTCGTAAGATGTTTCCTCGTCACGCTCGTCGAGTTTTGATCAACAAGAAAGTCCGCACTGCCTTTGATGCAGCATCATACCTGTATGAGCAAGGTTTTAAAAACTTGGTCATGGTTGTTGGTTCTGACCGTGTTCGAGAGTTTACGACATTGCTAGAAAAGTATAATGGTGTGAAGGGTAAGCATGGATTTTACAACTTCAAAAACATCCAAGTAGTTTCTGCTGGAGCACGCGATCCTGACGCCGAAGGTGTAGAGGGTATGTCTGCTTCTAAACTCCGTGCGTTCGCAGCGGATAATGACTTCGCAGGTTTCTCTCAGGGTCTAGGATCTATGAGTAACAAAGACGCGAAGAAGTTGTTTGTTGATGTACGCAACGGTATGGGCATCAAAGAAGAAACTGTGTTCAAACGCCACGTAGAACTTGACCCTGTGTCGGAGACTCGTGAGAAGTTTGTAAAGGGTGAGTTGTTTGAAGTTGGTGATCAGGTTGTAGTAAAAGAATCTGAAGAAGTTGGCACCATCACTCATCTAGGCAGCAACTATGTTATCGTCCAACTGGGCGAGGATAAAGTTGTGCGCAAATGGTTAGACGCCATTGAAAAGTTAGATGAATATGTGTCCAGCGCAGAGTTTGTTCCGTCACCCACTGGTGGCAAGAAATATGCGACACTCAACATGCGCGAAGAACCTAAAACTCCTCAAGACCCTGACATTAAAGATCGCAAGGGTTCCCAACCAAAAGCATACCATAAAGGTTTAAGCAAGTCGATGAAACGTCGTCGTGATGCTCAATTTAAGAAGCAGACTAAAATGTCAGACTCAGATCCAAAGGCATACAAACCTGCTCCTGGCGACAAAACAACTAAAACTAAACCGTCAAAATACACGAAAGCGTTTTCTAAGATGTACGGCGACTAAATATTCGTGGTCTCCGTTATGTGCTTGACCTGACGTTCCTGTTTTATTTCCTTTTGTAATTACGAATAATACTATGCAAATCTGATTTGATTTGTTGGACAAAACTACATTAGGAAATGGTAAAATGGATAAACTGGACGCAAGTCTATGGCGCATTATCTGTGCCGCCATATTAGTAGTAACATTAGCAGTTGTTGCATCAGAGGCGATAGCGCAAGATGAAAACCAACCGCTTGATGATGTTATTAGAACCGAGTCGGTCACTAACAGTACAGTGACTACGAACGGCAACACAACCACAACACTGAAGTCTCCACCTGCTTCAGCAATCACTCCTACTATAAACACTTCCAACTCCGACCTCTGTACGTTCGGAGTTGCTGGTGCAGTACAAACGCAGATTCTTGGTATCTCTACTGGTACACAGTTTACTGATGAAAACTGTGAACGTCTCAAGAACGCAAAGACCTTGTACGATATGGGTATGAAAGTTGCAGCAGTATCAATGATGTGTCAGGATGAAAGAGTGTTTAAGGCAATGATGAATGCTGGAACACCTTGTCCTTATGACGGACTTATTGGTGATCAGGCAAGAGCAGCGTGGTTAGCAGAAGGTAACACAGTAGAAGAAAACGTAAAACCAGAGGAAGGATTGGATGAAACGGATAAGACTGTCGCAGCTGCTAGTGGCGGCATTGCTAGTTTGCTTGCCCTCTTACTCTTACTCTGAGCAAGTATTCGGCACCACAACCAATGCGGCGAGTTCTGGATATAACTGGGTTATGTCCAATGTCTTGCCTCAGGCGACAGGGTTGACTGTCAGTAATGTGATATACAGATACACTACAGTGAAAGATCCTGATGATCCTATGTTGGTGCACGTTTCTAACGAAAATCCTATAGACGGTGGATATACATTTAGAAGTACTGATGACTGGACTGGAATACCAGGAAATACAATAAACAGAGTTATACCGATATCGCAAATACCTATCGAGTATTGGGGGGATGGAAGTATTGAGTGGGAAGGCAAAGGGAGAGTTGATGACCCTTTTGTGGTATACACTTATCAATATGACACCTGCTATGATCCACAAGCAGATCCGGATTGCCCAGGATACAAACCCGAGATACCTGATATACCACCCGTCCCAGATGTTGCTGATCCTCTTAATGACCAGTTTGTACAAGATGAGTTAGATCGCGAAATGATGCTTCGCGATGAAGACGAAGAAGAAAAACAAAGAGCAAAACTTGCAGATGCTGAAGAGGAAGAAGAAGACGTAGACCTAGAAACTGTGCTGGGTATAGTTGGGCGTTCGCTACAAGGCGCAGAGGATACTGCTAAGCACAATCAGGTCATGGCGTTAAGTCAGTTTTCTCAACAATATTTCCAACAGTTGCCTGATGGTGTTATAGAGGACACTGTTGTGTTAAAAGATTCTAGACTCCCGAGGAATAATCGGGGTCGTAGACTACAGTTTGCGCAAGACTTACTTCATGATAAATTAGTAAAATCTCAATATAGAGGAGAACAGTAATGTTCAAAAAGACGTTGGCATTGTGTGTATCGCTCGCAGCGATGAATGCATATGCTGTAGACACACCGATCATTGGGCAGGTAGAGTCTAAGTGTGTGGTGACAACTGATAAGCAGGGTGTTTATGGAAACCCGAGTGCTAGCATTCTCAGTACTGATGCAGCAGACGGTGGAGTAGAACCTGTTGTGCGATTCGATGTTGTCCTCGCTGAAGCATACAAGGCAGTGATTGCTCATCCGATTTCATTCTCACAAAGTCCACAGTTGAACGACGTTGTCAACTGGACTGGATCAACTTCTGTAGAAGCAGTCTCTGACGCTGGTATGTCAGCATACGACACTTCTAAAGTTGAATACGATAATGTGACAGAAGTCGATCTTGATATCGCTGGCAGCACTTGGTTCAAGGTAAGTTCTGAAGCAGATTACGGTTTTAATAAGGCACTCCCAGGAGGCACTTATACTGCAATCGTAGAAGCGAACTGCATAGCACTATAAACTATGCGCTTCGTTATGGCGGTAATCGGGTGTCTGCTGTGTGCGCAAGTTTATGCTCACCAGTGGACGCCCACATATCCCAAGGTGACTGGTTCATTTGTTCCTGGGATCTATCAAGCAAAGATGTACTTGTGGAATAGTCGAAAGGATGTTTCATATTATACATTTGAAGTGTTTGATGAAGATTTTCTACCTGTACCATTCGCAACAGCAGATAGGACGGTACAGTTAGATTATTTGAAAAAGAAAGAAGTGGTAATTTATTTTAGAGAGGCAGACTACCTTCGTTCAGTTTATATTTGTAGTCGGTCTATGATTTTACAGGGGGACGTAAGTAGAACGGTTGTGTCCTCGAGGATATGTTCGAAAATACGATGAAAAGATTATTGTTGTTTTTATTTTTAGTTTCTGGTTCGGCATATGGACAGAGCAACGGGATAAACCTTGCGATACCGCAAAGTCCCCAGTCCTTCCAATCAGATAGAGTTAGAGCAGGTGACGTCGAATGCTCAGCGGCGATCGGGTCATCTACAAACGTAGAGTTTGGGGTTGTTGGTATATTAAACCAAGAAGATCCAATTTACAACCTTGCTTCGCAAGATCCATATATGATGAACCGATATAATACAGGTGAGTTCTTGCGAGACATTGGTGTGTATGGGAAGATTACTATCCCTATCGGCGCACCTAAGCAAAGGTTGAATTGTAATGCGTTATATCAGTTAGAGTTAGAAAAGAAGCGATTGGAAGTTATGAAACTACAGCAGGAAATAGTAAACCTGCGTCAGTTAAAGTTTGAAGGGTCTGGAATACCGACAGCACCGAACTTGATGGCAGGACCACCAAGAGAGGAATAAAATGATAGAAGTAGCAGCAGCGTTGTCAATGGCAGGCTCTGCTTTTAAAATGCTAAAAGGGGCAATTGAACAGGGACGTGAAGTACAAGATATGTACGCGCAGTTTGCTCAGTTTTTTGACGCGAAGGAATCGCTCGCAGAGGCAGATCAACATGCAAAGAATCCATCGATGGTGGGTTCACTTTTTGGTGGCAGCAGTGTTGAAGCGCAGGCACTACAGGTTACTGCTGCTCGTCATAAAATTAAACAACTAGAAAAAGAGTTGTACGAATATTTGTTGTACACTGGTCAACAACAATTCTACGATGATATGATGAAAGAAAGGCGAGTTATTCGTCAGCGTAGAATAGAGGCAGCACAAGCAGCTGCTCGGAAAAAAGCAAACATAATAGACGGCATCGCAATAGTTTTGTTTTTATGTTTTTCTGGTGCTATGATTGCCGGATTCGTGAGTATCTTATGATAAAGACTGAGATCACACAGAATGGCATCAGATATATTGTATATGATAATAATGATCGTATCGTCGTTATTACGTCTGATAGAAAACTCGCTCAAAAATTATGGGAGAAGAAAAGGGATGCGCAGAGGTAAGAAAACTGATATAATTGATTATATCGACATTCGTATTTCACAACTCGCTTCTGATATGCACAAAGCGAAAGACGAATACGACAAGCAATGGTATAATCGTATCATTCAAGAACTCAGTTGGGCAAGGTCGCAAGATCACAACTGTTACATGGGAGAAAACAATGGCGGAGTTTGAATTCGCTGGCATGACGTTCCGTGGTGGTAAGATAGTGGTGCTGATCACTGCTCTATCTACACTCGGCGGTGGCGCATGGGGTGCGTTTGAATTTTATAACGACTACCGTAACATGAAAGCACAGATAACAAGTTACGTTGCTCCTGATCTTTCTCATATTGATCAAGAGTTGGCAGTACAGAAAGAAACTATGGCATCTGTAGAGGCGAGTTTATCTGCCCTCGCTCTAAAGATTGATGCCTTGAAATCAGATTTGAGTAATGACATGGATAAGGTTGAAGCACTTGCTCGTCGCGTAGACGATTCAACTGCAACTACCCAACGCGAATTACGAGATGACGTTTATGAGATTGAGATTCGAGTAAACGAAAGGATGAGGACTTTGGATAAAGACCTGCGAGATGCGCGCAAAGATCTCGAAGAAAAGATTCAGATTATCCTCGACAATCCACTCAATAATCCGTAGGAGGGGGCATGGAACCTGAAAAGAAAATAGTACAACTAGAACTTGAAGTTGATACTACCATGGTTGATAGTAGCAAGAATCCATATCAAAACTGGATACACTTGGCACGAGCAGTAGATTCATGGCGAATCTTTCCTCGTTTGTTTTTATCAGTATACATATTCCTACTGTATAAAACGGTGCTCTGGTATATGGATCTAGCAGAACCAAGTATGGAGCAGTCTGGTTTAATATCAGTCATCGTAGGTGCAGGTGCAGCGTGGTTTGGTTTGTACGCTGGAACGCACAAAGAAAATAAGTAAAAATCTAAACTCCTCTGCGATATAAATAACAGTACTATAACCTAAACTGGTACTGTCAGATGAAATTTTCAGACTATATCGCAGAGGACGTCTCCAAAGGTCTCGCTAAGAAAGCAGACAAATCAGGTATCTCCGTCGGCACGCTGCGAAAAGTTTATAATCGCGGTGTCGCCGCATGGAAGACAGGTCACCGACCAGGAACCACTCCTTCTCAGTGGGGCATGGCAAGAGTAAACGCATTCATTGTTAAAAAGAAAAAGGGTGGACTGAATCACGACAAGGATCTTGCGTGAAAGGTTACAATCCACAAAAACAAGAGTGGGGCACAGATGCTTCCGATAAACGCGCAAGGAAGATAACTCCGAACGAAGGGAAAAATAAAATGTTGCGGTTTAAACAGTTTTCTGAAGCAGAGTATCAAGGTAGGAAAGTTACTCTGAATAAACCAATGGCGGGTGACGTCAAGAAGTCCAAGGTCTATGTAAAAGATCCGACGACTGGTAACGTCAAGAAAGTAAACTTCGGAGATAAGAACATGAAGATTAAGAAGAATATTCCTGGTCGTCGAAAGTCTTTCCGTGCTCGTCATAATTGTGACAGTCCAGGACCAAAGACTAAGGCACGTTACTGGTCTTGTAAGGCTTGGTAAAGTGTCAGTAAAAACTTGGAAAACTCCAGCGAGAGGAACTGGTTGGCGTAGACTTTATATTGAATCAGATGGATCTGGCAATTTCGTATGGAACGGCGATATGAAGCCAAGGAATATTATGTTGGACCATGAATTAGGGACGGAAGGTTGGCAGTTTAAATCTTCCTCTGATGATGGTTTTACTAGGATGGATAAGAATATACCATACTTTTTAAGGGAAGGGGAAGATAGAACTTTTATAAGAGATTCAGCAGGAAGGGGTACATTGCATCTTTTCGTTACTACTGTAAAGTTGCCTGACTCTCATCCGTTTCTCCAAGGACCAGATTCAGCATGACACATTATTGGAAAAATCCATACGAAGAACATGACGGTCAAGTACATTCTAATAAGAAAGTACCTGAGCAAAGTGTTGAAGGCAACATACTGTGGAGGTTAGATTCAGAGAACAATGTTTCTTATTGGATCGCTGAATCTTCTGGCGAGTTTGTTTGGAAGAACGACCACAAAGATAGATTGGCAAGTTTAGATAGTGAGAACCATACTCCAGGATGGAGTTTTAGAACTCAAACAGATTCTGAATGGACTCCTATAGTTTTGGGAACCAAGTTTGTTTTACCAAAAACTAAAGGAAGGCACTTTCGTCCGGATTCTGATGGGGCAAGTTTTTTGTTATTTAAGGCAACCGTTATTCCTCAGGTTATACCTACGAACAGCGATGGAAAAATATTTGGGTTTAAGGTACAAGAATGAAAAATCCAGTAGCAAAACATGCCAGGAAGTTTAACAAGGGTGGTCCCATGCGCGACCGCAAAAAAGCAATGAAGAGGGGCGAAGTGAAACACAAGGGCAAACAACTAAACAGTGACAGGCAACAAACTGACACTAACAATCGCACCAACTCCTCCGCTAAAAAACCTCAAACCTATGTTGATAAAGACGGGAAGCAAAAGACACGTATGGTTCCTGCTCACCAAGATGTACAGAACGAAAAGTTAAATCCTTCTCAGGGTATCAAGGCATACATCGATGACTTTAAAAAGTCAGACGCACCCCAGTTTAAAGGTAAGTCCGATGCTAAGAAAAAAGAAATGGCGATCGCTGCATACCTTGATGCCAAGAAAGGTGAAAAGAAAGAAGATTGTTGGGACGGATACAAGAGGGTAGGTATGAAAAAGAAAGGTGGTAAGATGGTGCCGAACTGTGTGCCAGAAGGTTACAACCCACGCGCTGCTCGCGCACAAAGTCATGCGGCGAATAAAATGTATGGTCGCACCTCTGACCCGATTGACAAGAAACCTTCCTCTGCTCCAAAGAAACCAATCTCTAAAGCAGATCTGTTTAGGGCACTTGATAAGAAGTATGGTAGTCCTAAGAAGAAAACAGGGATATATGCCCCAAAGAAAGAAGGTAGCGATAAGATGAACGGCAACAAGTTCAATCCTCGAGATATGGTTACTTTCCAAAAGATGACTAAAGAAGATGCTGAAGCACGTGCACGTTTAAAGTTAAAGCACGCCAAAGAAAAAGAGAACCTTAAGAACCGTCACTCCAAGGAGCGCGAAGCAATGAAAGAAACAATGGATCCACGCGACTTCACTGACAAGCCAGGGCATGTTGTCGTCGTCAAGAAAAAAGACGGTACTAGGATGATCAAGCATTATCACCCCACTCCAGCGGGTGCGAAGAAGTATGCTGATCGCGTAAACAAAGTCAATAAGGTCGGCGACAAGGCAACTGTCCACAAGACTGATGGACGTAAGATCCACGAAGCATCGCAGAAACTTACTAATAAGAGAGCAGAACTTCGCAAGAAGATGTTTGGTGACGCAAACTATCTGTCTCCTGCGCAGAGGAAAGAGTTAGATAAAGCAGCCAAAGCAGCACTTAAGAAAGACTCAGCAAGCAAGAAGGCAGCACCACCTAAACCTGTATCCAAAACTTCAAAGGGTAAGGTTCGCACTGGTTCCGCTGATCCAGCAGATCGTAATATTTTTATGCAGTTACGCAAGGCACAAGACCGTGGCGGCAACCAAGCGATTACTGTATCCCCTACTGGTAAAAAGGTAACTCTGAACCCTAAGCAAATCGACATGCTTCTAAAGAGGCACGACAGTCTTCAGAAACCAGTGGACAAGCGCAAGTTTAAAATCATGTTGATCAAATCATTGAGGGCGAAAGCAAAATAAAATGCCAATCCTTTTAGTATTATTGTTGTTTGGTTCTATTGCTGGTGGTGGTTATTTTTATTACACCGATACGCAAAATACTATCCGACAACTTGAAGCGAACAATGCAACTCTGAAGATTGCTGTAGAGGATAATCAGCGGACTATAGATACTATGAGAGAGAATGCTGAAAAGACAGCGGAGTTGACGGCAAAGTTAGAAGCGGATTTAGAAAAGTCCGAAGAAAGTAGAAACAGATTAATTGAGGTGTTTGGTAATCACGACCTCACTAGACTTGCGTTGAAAAAACCAGGATTGATTGAAAAGAGAGTGAATAATGGAACTAAGAAAGCATTTGACGGGATTGAAACTATTAGTGGCAAGCCTGCTCCTGCTGACGACAGCGGGATGTAGTACAACTCCTAAAGAAGTTGTCGTCACTCGAACAGTAGTACAGTATCCGGAGATCCCACTAAGGAACTCTCCTCGTCCAATCAATATGATTGATGTTAATTGGTATACCGTTACCACTGACAACATTCAAGAGTTTGAGAAAAGGTTTGAAAACGCCAACGGTGATTTAGTTTTCTTTGCGTTGTCTGTTCCGCACTATGAGAATCTGTCATTGAACCTTGCAGATATTCGTAGATATATTGAACAGCAGAAGGCAATCATCATTTATTATGAAGAACAGATTACAGCGCAAACTAAAAAGAATATAAATAACGATACTAACTCTACTGATCAGGAGTAATAAAGATGGACTTAGAATCCATGAAGAAAGTTTGGGAGGCATATCTCGAAGTAACCGAGAAGAAACTGTCTCCTAAGCAAAAGAAACTTGACCACGACGGTGACGGGGATATTGAAGGTGACGACCTTGCTGCTCTCCGTGCTAAGAAGGGTCAGAAAAACGAATCTTCTTGCGGCAAAGATCGTATGAAGAAAGAAAACGACAACGGCGACGACGACAAGGAAGAGTGCCCGAAGTGTAAGGGCAAAGGTTGCGACCACTGTGATAACAAAGGTTATCACATGAAGGAAGAAGCACCTGCTGATCCTATCAAGGGCGCACCTGCGCGCAGGGGCGACAAGAAAAATGGCGATAAGTCAATGGCGAATGATTACCCAGAGTTGACTCGTGAGTTTGCTGAAGTTCTTGAACGTGCTGTTGCTACGCCAGAGAAAAAGCACACTAAAGGTGCTACGAAACCAGAAGGACTTCTGGACAAAGAATCTCCAAAGTCAAAAGAGTTTGTCGACATGCATAAAGTCGATAACACTTACACTGATTTTGAAGAGAAAGGTCACGACGATGTAGCGAAGGCAGGAAGGGCAGTGAAGTCTCAAGCATCTTCTCGTCGCGGTGACAATCTCGGTGGCGGTGACTCAAAGAGTCCGGAGAAAGTAAAAGATAATTCATAATTGGAGTTTATTGTAATGGAAGCATTATTTGTACTTGGTTTGGTTGTACTAGCAGGTGTTGTAGTCTGGTATGTAATGAGTGAGTCGAAAGACTTGTTCCCGAAGGTAGAAGAAACAATTGAAGAGATCGAAGAGAAGATCGACGAAGTTGTTGACGATATCAAGGAGGAGGTAAAAGAAGCACTTGATTCATTACCGACTGCTGCTGAACTGAAAAAGTTGACGAAGGCAAAGTTGGAAGAACTTGGTCGCGATCTTGGCGTAGAGTTAGACAAGCGAAAGACCAAAGACAACATGATCAAAGAGTTACAAGAAAAGGTCGGCAAGTAGTTTTAAAATCTCAACTATATAATCTATATGAATGTTGAGATAAACGAAGACAATTTCTTGATCTATGCTGCGAAGAATTACCATACTCCTCGCAGCATCGATGCTGAAGAATTTTATGAAGAACTAAATCGCTTTAAGTATATCAAGCGATTGTTCAACAGGTACACTCGTGGAGGAGACTTGTGTGAGAGACTAATACTCAATCACATAATGATCCTCCTAAACGTATTTGGGCATGAATCAGGTGTCTTAATGTTGATGTTTAAAACAGGACCAAGAGATTTGCCCATACTAAAACCTTTCTTAGAATATCTTCAAGCGTTGAAACCAGGAGACTTAGAAGGAATAGAATCGGATCCTTGGGTGGTCCAAAAATTGGAAAGTATCTAATGGGACTTTTATCCAGAACAGGCGATCTAGTATACACCCTTCGGTTCTTGCGTCTACTCACAACCAAGTTTGAAGACACAACTGCCTTTAAACTTGGTCTTATCGACAAAGACGGTAAAAAACTCAAATCACCTGAAACCAGCGATGAAAGAAGCGCATATAATATGTTTCATCGTTTGGTGTTCAACCTTAAGAAGTTACTCGCTAAAGTTCCTGGTGGCAGTAGTAAACTTGCCTCGTATGCAGCAGCACTTTTCTTAATCAAGGAACAACTGAACCTATCCGACTCTTCTGTCGACAAAATAGTGCAGGCGTCCGGTGTGGATCCTCTGGAGGCACTTACAGAAGGTAATTCATGGTTCTGTACTAAAGATGGTATGCTGTCTCCAGGAATCTATAGACTCGCCAATGATAAGATGCTCAATGTTACTTGTGAGGATGTTTGTCGGAAAGGTGATAAGGTTCGAGTCTTTGACAACACCTATTCTAAAGGAAACATACTTGGCGTAGACATCTTTGAAGTCACGCACGAACGAACAGCGAAGCAACTGTATGTTGCTGTAGGAGAACTCAGGAAATGAAAAAGTTTAAGGAATTTGCCGCTGAGGACGCAATCACTACTGCTGACGCTGGCATCCCTCAAGACACTGCTAATATGGGACCTCGTAAAAGAAACAGATACCCCATTACTAGGAGGTTCATTGAGATCGCAGGGAGGATGCGAAAGATTCAAAAATAACTTGCTTTGTTG